GGTGGCTAAGAGCAGGTAATGAAGTAATGCAAGCCTACAATCTAATCGAAGTTAATGATATGATGATACCTTTAGCAATTTCTTATCTGAATGATATTTACGGAAAGATAAACACATTCTTAGAAAAATATAAGAAACTATTTGAAGGTGAACCCGATTTAGAAGAGGAGTTAGCAGGTGCGGAAGTGTTCGCCAAGTTCGGAAGTTTTCCAACTGTAGATAAGTTGGCTATTGTTTATGGCATAACTCACGATGAAGTGTTAAAGATGCCTGCTGAAATAGTTTATACTAAATTGTTGTATGAGCATGAGAAAAACGAATTTGAAACCAAGCTACATAAAATAAAGTCAAATAGTGTTTAAGCAACTATTAGATAATATCGGTAATAACTTAGTTACTAGGTTAAAGTTAAACATAACCCAAGTAACCTATAATGGCTTTGGACCAGCTAACAACACAGGTAAATTAGCCAGCAGCATTAAATACAATGCAACTGAATTTAGGTTAACAGTAGTTGGTGAAGATTATATCTATAATGTTTCAGAAGGGCGTAAAGCAGGCAAATACCCACCTTACAATCCGAATGATACAAGGTATGGTTACAAGGTTAAAGGCGTAAACAAAGGCAAGCCAAGAGGCACGTTCCCCAATATAGCCGATTGGTTAAGTACCAAGCAATCGGCACGTTCAAGGTTTAACTATGACAGCAAAAGTGATAGCGAAAAAGCAGGTTTAGTATTTATGGTAGCCAAAGGCATAGCTCAAAAAGGAACGGTAATAGCTCAAAAAGGTGGTAGCGATATGCTGCAAAGTGCGTTCACAGAAGCAGAAAAAGAATTAGTAATGGCACAATTAAACAATATATTTGTAGCAGAAGTAAAAACAATATTAAATGGCAAGCCTTAACACATACTTAGATAACATACAATATCCAAATGTGTGGAGTGCTGCTCACTATCCTATAATATTCACAGCCGAACCACAGACACGAACAAATGTATTAATAGATAATTTGGCAGGTTACGCTAGGCTAACATTTAGTTCAGCTTTTGCCCTACCATTAAACGCAGGTGCGTTAATTTATATCAGCGATGGAGCGTATAAAGGCTTTCACTTAATCAAAACAGTAAACACCACTATACAGGTTATTTTAGAAACTTTGTACACAGTAAATGACAACACAGCACATGATGTTAATTATTGCCCTACGTTAAACTTTACATTATCTAAAGGGTATGATACAACCGAACAGTTCCCCACTGAATTACCTTTAACTGAAGTAGCTAGTTTTAAAGTAGAAATAAACACCAAGACAATTAGTTATCGTTGGGACGTTTCAGGTTATCTGAAATCTATCTTTACCATTCAGCCACCAACTGAAGGTATTGATTTTAATATGTTTAATAGATGGCGGCTGTACTTCTTAGGTGAGGACATGGGATATTATCAGGTAGCCAATGCTTCAATCCCTCAATCCGATTTTAATGAGTTTTACGTAAACACAGGCAAGATACTTAATTCACAAAATGCAATAGTGTTTAGCTGTGGCAAGACCATCTATTCTAAGTTACAAAATAACGTAATAGTAAATGAAATAGTTGAAGATGCAGAAAGTGAACCAGACTTTACATTACAATTTAACAATCAATTTAAAATACAGATATGATAAAGACAAACGGACAACTGTTAGCTGAAATAGCAGCATTGCCAGACCCAATAGACCGAACCTCACTTACTAACCTATTAACTAATATTGTTGACAGTATGGTGAGCCAAGAAAGCGGTGTAACTTATGGCAAACAGATTTTACTAAAAGCAAACGGCAACACTAATATAGATACGCCACAGTCTAACGATGGAACTATTAAAATGAATAATGAAGGAGTTGTAACAACCTCAATAGTATAATGGCACTTTATAAGTCATATCAATTATGTCAAGGGGACATTGTACAGGAAGCATTGCCAACAGGTAATCCTTTTGTAACTACTTACATTAATTTTGCAGGTGTACCTTCATTTGTGATATTAGAAAACGGAGCAGCACCAGGCACATATTCGGGGTGGGAAATAAACACCAACACCGCAACCAATGGCAGCTATTCGTTTAGCTTTCAAGAAACAACGTTAAGCGGTAACATTCAATGGCAGGTAAATATAGTAGTAGGTCAATGTGGAATAGTTAATTATACTTCATGCTGCAATAATCAAATAAACTTAGCATGGTTAAATAGACAGGGCGGGTGGCAAAATTATATCTTCACAGGAATTAAAACCTTTGAAGTACAGCAGAACAGCAGCGACCTATTTAAGACATTTAATAAAGTAGCTAAGTACAGCGAAAAAACAAACGTGTATAATGCAGTAATAGCTACAACAGGAAACATACCGAAAAGCCATGTAGATTATTTAGATAGCTTAAGATATTCGATACAAGCATTTATGTTTAACGAGGTTACTCACGCCTTTGATATTCCAATAGTATTGGATAGCGAAGATTTCACCAAGTACACGTCAAGACAAAAACTATTTGACATAACAATAAGGTTTATTTATTCAACAGAGTTAGTAATTCAATCGCAGTAATGGCATTCGTAGAGTTGTACATAGAAGATGAACTAATGGAGTTGGGTGAAGTTGAAATCCAAACGGACTACTCTATTGCAGAAATTGGAAACTTTGAAACACGTAATGGATTTAGAGGCATTGATTTCGATTTACCACCTACCGCAAAGAATAAATCGGTATTAAATAATCCACAGGAAGTTAATAACTTATCGGTAAGACCGTACAGAACATTAAAAGCAAGACTATTTGTAAACGGCATAGACCAATTAATAAGATTTTGCAGTATTGAAAACACGAAAGACAATATCAATGTTAGATTATTTGGTGGCAATACTACGTTTTTTGAAGCCATCAAGAAAAAAGAATTAACAGAAACAGACTTAACACCGTTTAATCATAACTACACGCTAAGCAATATTATTGCAAGTCGCATAAATACTAATCAATACGTTTATGCTTTAATAGATTTCCATGCTGACAGCCCTAACTTCATAATGAATAACAACAATAGTTATGATGTTAGGTACACATTGCCGATATTTTCAGTAACACAACTATTAATAGCTATTTGTGCGGGTGCAGGTTATGGTATTCAAAACAATATCTTTCTATCTGATTTACAATATCAGTCAGCAGAATTAATGCTTCCGATAATTACTAAGGACTATTCTAAGACGATTAACACACGATTTAATTTAGATGCAGAAAATACGGTAGCAGAAGCACCAGTTACAGTATTGGCAGGAGTAGTAACCATAGATGTGGCATTTCCGAACTACGACACTATCATTTACGATAATGACAACAGGGTAGCAAGTGAAACACTTAACTTTCAGATTAGCGGTGGTACACCAATAACAAGAACATTAAACGTTTACAACGTTGCTGCAACAGGCTTTTATAACTTTGAGTTAGATGTTAATGTAAAATATGTAGGCACTCCTTTATTTACGGTTGCAATCTGTAAAGTTCAAAGCGGTGCGTTAACTGTGTTGAAACAAAAGCAATTTACTTTACCATCGGCAGGAAGCAATACAGATTACACTATAACTTATAAAGATAAATTTGAAGCCTACCAAAACGACAAAGTAATTGTAATGGTTTATGTGGCTTCATCATTGGGCGGATTTATACAAGTAAATAATTCACAACTTAATATCATACCTAACAGCCTTAGAATAGAGTTTGGGGAGTTTATGTACATTCAGTATCTACTACCAAAATTAAAGCAATCAGAACTATTCAAGGCATATCTACAAATGTATTGCGGTTTAGTTCAAGTAAACGAATTTACCAAGCTAGTACAGATAAATAAGTTTGATGACATACTTGCTAACATCGGTAATGCATACGATTGGAGTGATAAGTTAGACTATTCAGAAAACACTGAGATTGATTACGAGTTAGATGGATATGCTCAAAACAACTTGCTACTTTATGAGGACGATGACAGCGTGATTAAACCTTTGGGTACAGATGGAAGCATAACAATTGATGATGAAACCTTAGAGCAAGAAAACGAACTTATTGTACTTCCGTTTGCAGCTACTGAACAAGTGGAACGTTTGGGAAATTTAGAGATTTCACAAATAAAACTGTTTACCACAAGCGATGACAGCCCCCCCGAAACCGAACTAAGCGAAGACGTTGAACCACGAATATTATTGTTAGAAAGAATAAGCGGGGACGTAGATTATACCGATGGCACAACTACAACAACAGTTACTACTAATTTACCGATAACGTGGTTTATAAGAACAGATAAAACATATAACTTAGGATTTGACAACAACCTTAAAGAAAGTTACTACAACCTATTAGAAGGTGCTTTAGATAAGACTAAGATTATAAACGAAAGCATAAGGCTAACACCTTTGGACATTGAGACCATAGATTTTTTACGACCTGTATATTTAGATAAACATAATTCTTACTTTTATATCAGTAAGATTACAGGCTATGACTGTACGAATACATTAAGCACACAAGTTGAATTAGTTAAAATAAAATAGATGGCAGAGGTAGTAATATTTGATATAGACATTAAAGGAGCAGTAGATAAGCTAGTACAAATACGTGCGGATATAAATGCGTATAAAGAACAGCAGAAACAGCTAACAGAGGAAGTAAAAAAAGGCAACCAAGAAGCAGCCAAAAGCTATGAAGCAAACCAAGTAGTAATTAAAAACTTAGCCAATGAACAAAGGGTATTAAGTAGAGCAGTTGAAGGTTATTCAGCAGTACAAAAAAGCGCAACCGATACAAGTAATTTTTACAATAACTCTATTCAGCAAAACAGAGATTTACTAAAGCAGTTAACGGCAGAATATATTAACTTAAAAAAGCCTACTACCGAACAAACCGAGCAAATACGTAAACTATCAGACCAATTAAAAGAGCAAGAAAGCGCAATAGGCAATAATGTTAGGAATGTTGGTAACTATCAAGGAGCATTAAAGAATGCAGTAAGTGAAATAAACATATTCGGTGTATCATTAGGCACTTTAGAAACTACATTTAATGGTTATAATGATGCTTTAAAAGATGCTAAAACACAATTAGCAGCCTACATAACAGGGCAAAAAGCAGCCGATGGAGCAACTAAGTTGTCCATAATATCTACAGGCGGGTTATCGGCAGCAATGAACGTGCTTAAATTGGCTTTAATTTCAACAGGTATAGGTGCGTTTGTAGTATTGTTGGGTTCTCTTATAGCAGCATTAGCCACAACTGAAAAAGGAGTTGACTTATTAGAAGATGCGTTTGCAAATATATCAGGAGTTGTAAAGTCATTATTTGGTGAAGCACAAAAGTTAGGGGTGCAATTAATTGATATATTTAGTAACCCGAAAAAAGCTATCAAAGATTTAGTAGATTTCTTGCAAGGCAACTTATTAAATCGTTTAAAATCATTTGGAGTTATCCTTGATGGAATATTAGAAGGTGACACTAAAAAGATTACAAACGGAGTAGCCCAATTAGCAACAGGCGTAGAAAATTTAACAGATAAATTAGAAAACAGTGCAAAAGCAGCAGGGAAATTCTTAACCGATGCAGCTAAAAAAGGTCAAGAAATAGTAAACATTCAAAGAGAAATAGAAGATTTAGAAGGTGCAATAAATAAACGCAGGGCAGAATTTGAAAGCAGAGAAAAAGAGTTATTAATTATTGCCAAGTCTGTTAAATCAACAGCACAAGAAAGGAAAAAAGCAACCGATGAAATTTTGGCAAATACTGCTAAACTTCAAAAGTTAGAAGAGGATATTATAAGTAAAAAGATACAAGAACTAAAACTTACGCAATCGCAAAACATAACAGACAGAGAGGGCAATAAAGAACTACAAGACTTAGAAGCGCAATTAATTAAAGTTCGAGATGCTGGAAAAGACAAACAATTGCAATTGATTAAGTTGCTGAATAAAGAAGAAAAAGAAAACAACAAAATACTTAATGACAAAAAAGAAATCATAAAAGATTATTTTAAAGTAGCTACTGAAAATCAGAAAAAATATATTGAAGAATTTTTAACAGGTGTAGAAAAGGAGTTAGAGAATTTAGATTTACAACAAGAGGGCAGGCGTGAATTTTTAGAACAAGCAGGTCTTTCTGATTTAGAAATAACTGAAAAGTTTAGAGAAGAAAGGCTTAAAGTAATTGAAGATTTTAATCAAAAAGAATTAGATACTCAATTTAATAAACTACAAGACGAATTAAATGCAGAAAGAGAAAACACCGAACAAAGGTTAGAATTACTAGAACAAGTACGTCAAGCAGAACAAGCCATACAAGACGCAAGACTTGCATCTGCTCAGGGAGTTATAGCAATTGCCCAACAGATAGCAGGCAATAATAGTGAGTTACAGACTATTCTATTGGTAGCAGAAAAGGCAGCAGCCATAGCAGATGTGGTAATACAAACGCAACGTGCTAATGCAATCATAACAGCTAATGCTACAAGTGTTGCGCCATTCAATCCTTTAGGATTTCCTAACCCTGCGTTCTTTGTTGCACAAGGTCAAGCAGCAGCGTTAAGAGTGAGAAACAATGTGCAAGCAGGTATATCTATTGCAACCATTGCAGCGCAAACAGTAGCACAGGCAACAGTGCCTAAGTTAGAAGAGGGTGGTGCAATTGATATTGATGGTAAATCACATAGTCAAGGCGGTGAGAATGTATTTGTAGGTAACAGATTAGTAGCTAATGTAGAAGGCGGGGAAGGCTTATTTGTAATGAAGAAAAATGCTTACCAAGCAATAAATAAATTCTCAAACATTAACAAAGCATTTGGCGGTAATGCGTGGACTACAACAGGCACGCACTTAGCTAATGGTGGCGCAATCAATACTAATGTAGGCATGAGCGGAAGTGTTGCAGTAGTAAACGAAAACATAAGATTACAACGTGCTTTAAATAATTCACTAAGCAATTTACCCGCTCCCGAACTATCAATAGTTGAATACGAAAAAAAGACCGCAAAAAGAAATAGGTCTATAAGAATTAGTGAGATTTAGCCAAAAGGATTTCCTTTTTCAATTATTTTACCCTCTTTAATTTGGTAATCAAATAAAGATGGATTTATAAAATCAAGATTTGTTTCTTTATTTTCAGAAGCAATTAATAATAATTGTTCAAAATTAAATTTTTCTATTTTAGCTAAATCATATACACGTGGCATTTGATTTAGGTTAAATGTAAATTCAGTTGAAGTATTAGGCGTAACAGTTTCGCCCTTTAAATCAAAATAAAGAAAAACATCTACTAGGTATTTTTTAGTTGTGTGTGTAGTATCAATTAATTCAATTTTAATTATTTCTGCTTGTACGTTCATATTAGTTACTATTAAACATTTTATTCAATAAATAATTATTTATAGCCGACTTTTCAGTAGAAGCGTATTTTAACACTTTATTGTCTTTTGTAGAAGTAAATGCAAAATATAAAACACCATCTTTAAAAGTTGCAGTACACCTATATTTTACTTTCCCTTTACATATTTCAATAGAAATATCATTAAAAGATTTATCCTTATAGTCAAGAATAATGCTAATAATGTTTTCTAAAAGTTCGCTATTAATTGGACTTAAAGCTGAATTAGACATAATGTTACTTCTTATTTTGCAAAAACTGATTATACCTATGCTCATTAATATTTTGCATGGCTTTATTAACTAAATATCTTAGGGCTTCTGCTTCGCCCATGCTTTCATCTTGTTGAAAGAATAAAAACCTCCGTAGCGTTTCACCCTTCAAAGTGGTCATTACACGCTTCTTATAAAGTTTGTGCTGCATATTGCTGTAAATATAAACATAACCATCGAAATAATATAATTTTTGTTTCGTGAAGTTAAAAGTAAACATAGACGGATATATTGACAAGTACGGAGGGTTTAGCCTTTCTACTTTAAAATCTATGGTTGAAAGCAATCCCGATGCTACCGAAATAGAGTTGTTTATTAATTCAGAAGGTGGCGATGTTTATGAGGGGTGGGCAATACATGACTACTTAGTTTCGCTACAGAATACTAAAAAGGTAACAGCGAAAATTGAAGGCATGGTTGCTTCAATAACAACTATTATAATTGGTGCTTTGCCTAAAGATAATGTAAGGTCAACTAAGAACTCAACAGGCTACATTCACAATCCCATTTGGACACCGCAATCACCTACTCCAATGGAAGCTGACGATTTGAAAAAATTATCAGAGGACTTGAAGCATGAAGAAGAAAAGATTTACAATTTCTATTTAAAAAGATTAACAGCAAAAGCAGAAGAAATATTGCACTTAATGCAAAATGAAATAAAACTTACTGCTGATAAAATGCTTGAAATCGGATTGATAGGCAGCATAGAAAATTCAATCTCAACATCATTTAGAAATCAATTACCAATTAAAGCACAAATAAACATTGAAAACATGAAAGAATTTACACAAGAACAACAGTCATGGTTAGAGAGAAAGTTCTCAACTATCAAAGCCCTTTTAAAAGGCAACATTAAAAACATGGTTGTCAAATTAGACGATGACAAAGAAGTATTTGTATTTACCGAAGATGGCGATTTAATGGGCAAGCGAGTAGTAACTGTTGAGAACGGTGAGCCTACCGAAACACCTGCACCAAATGGTGAACACGCTACCGAAGATGGCAGAGTAATAGTTGTTGCTGATGGAGTAATTACAGAGGTAAAAGAAGCAGCAGATGTTGAAGCAGCTAAGAAAAAAGAAGAAGAGTTAATGAATAAGGTAACAGCCTTAGAAACTCAATTAGCTGAAATGACAGCTAAGTTAACAGAAGCCGAAACATTAAAAGCACAAGCCGAAACCAATATCATAAACGCACAAAAAGAGTTTGACAACTTCAAAGCGCAATTATTGACAGGCAAAATCGAAGAGTTTCAAGACTTTTCAAAAGGTGCTGCACCACAAAAAACATTAACAGAAAAAGCAATAGAATTTCGTAACAAACAAAAACAAAAATAGAAATGGCAAATTTAATCGTTAGCGTACCTACGCAAGAAACCGCAGAATATGACTTATATCTTAAGCCATATTTGAACGACCCGCAAATTCAATCGTTACCGTTTGATTTCATGGTGGGAGCATTTAAAAACAGAGAATTGTACTTCAACACACAATTGGATAAAATTGCAAGTAAGAAAGTAGCTTGTGGTTGGAACTTTGTGGGTGGCACTAACTTCGCTAAGAAAACACTTAGCCCTGTTGAAATTGAAGCAGCAACAGAACAATGTTACATACCTTTAATCAATACCATATTTGCAGATGGGTTGCCGACAGGTTGGCAGCGTGGCGAATTAAGCCCAGAGGTTGTTAGCTACATGGCTGATATGCGTGGTTATGCTTTTAACAGAGATATGTTAACCATTGCGTTCTTAGGTGATGAAGCTAGTTCAAACCCTTACTATGCTATTAAAGATGGTATTTATAAAAAGTTAAAAGCGGGTTCAGTAACTCCATCATTTACAGGTGATGATTTAGTAGTAGATGCAGGCGCATTAAATGCGACTAACTTAAATGCTACTAATTTCTTTACAACTATGAAAGCGGTTTATGATGCTCAACCACGTTTGTTAAGAAACGTTCCTAAAGCTAATAAAGCGTGGATATGGACTGAAAGTGTTTATGACTTATACCTTAACTATTTGTATGTAACCACTCAAACAAATGCGGGTGTAATTCAACGTGAAAGCATCACTGATGGCTTAGATGCAGCACAGTTCTTAGGTATTCCAATTGTAGTTGTGCCCATTGTAGATGAGAGATTAGAAGAGGACTTTACTCAATCAGGTATTACTGAAGACCCTTACAGAGTAATCTTAACAGAACCTTCTAACCATAAGATTTTGATGGATGCAGATGGCATCTTGAAAACTAACTCATGGTATGAGAAGAAAGACGATAAGTATTACATGGCAGGTTCTTGTTTGTTCGACTACGAATTTGGTTACGGAGCATTAAACGTTATCGCAGGATTTTAATTACAAGGGGGTGTAACAGCCCCCATAAATTTTATAAAACATGGCAACTTGTATTGAATTAATAAGAGGGGTAGACCCTTCATGTGCAGCCTTAAACAAAGTAGGCGGTATAGATAAAAGAGTATGGATAGGACAACTATCTATGTTAGATGAAGATGCTAAATACACTACCGATGTAAACGGATATGTAGATAGCTTAAATTTAACAGCAGTTGCTTCTATACCTTATACGCTTAAAAAGTTTATAGGAAAGAAATCAAAGCATTCAACAACGAATGAAGTTGTGCCTGGCGAAAACGTTAATACCGTTAACCAATCAACTATCTTGGCTTTGTATTATTCTACCCCAACAGAAAGAGAAGCGATTGAAAGTTTGATTAATGCAGATGACGTATTTGTGGCGGTTCAGGGTCAGTATGGTGGAATTGAGGTTTACGGCTTAGACTTTGGGTTAAACTGTTCAGCAGGTACAGGCGGTTTGGGTGCGTTGTTAAACGACAACACAGCGTTTGTTGTAACGTTAAGCGGTGAGCAATTAGGTTTACCAAAGCAGATGTTAGTTAACGGAACGCTTGCAAATACGATCACTTATTTAAACGGTATTTCTCAATAAGAAAAATTTAGTTAAATTCGTAGGGCAATCATTAACGGTTGCCCTTTTTTTTATGTACCTAAGTCAAGAACAAAAGAAAGAACTAGCTATTAAGATAAGGGCTGAAATAAACAACAGAGTATTTAGGGATATACACTCCAACGAATTAAAATCTTGGTACAAACAAATCTTTGCAAAAGACTTTAAGAATAATTGCGGTGCTTGTGAAATGGAAGCACATTACGATATACTAAAATTTATTAGACACAATGAGAACGCTTAGTGAAATAGCAGTTAAACACGAAACCGACAAAGGATTACAACATCATGGTTACACAGAAATTTATGACAAATACTTTCGTGAGTTTGTGGGTAAAGGAATAACGATGTTAGAAATAGGAGTGGGCGGATATCATTTTAACAATAGAGGTGGGGGAAGTTTAAATATGTGGGCTGAATACTTTGATAATGCCCGAATAATTGGAGTTGACTTGTACGATAAAAGCGCAATTAAAAAAGACCATAGAGTAGAATTACATAAGTTTAGCCAAGACGATGGAATGTCTTTTTACAATCTCTTTCAGCAAGGTGTGCCAGATATTGTAATTGACGATGCAAGCCACATAAACGACTTAACTATACAGACTTTTAAGATAGTTTTCCCTTATTTAAAAGAAGGTGCAATGTATGTTGTAGAAGATACGCACACAAGTTATTGGAAAGAGAATTTTAGAGGCACAACAGATTTAGAAAGTAAAGAAACGGCAATAGGATTTTTTAGACACCAACTACACAGCCTACAAATTGAAAGTGGAGTAGAAAATTACTTTGGAATTAAGTCAATACATTTTTACCCTAAGCAAATATTTATATTCAAATGATTTCAGAAACAGGTGTTTGGAGCGAAGAAGAACAACACGCTCATATTTTTAGTTATAATATTGCAAGGTTTGTGGCCAATTTACTAAAGCCATTTACTATTAATTATGACTTATACGATTTTGGCTGTGGCAATGGTAAATATTTACAATACTTTGGTGATTTAGGCATGTTAGCTTTAGGATTTGATGGATATAAATCTAATAATTTAGAAATAATAATAAATGAACATGACTTAACAAAAGACCTTGTTATTTATGAGCAAAGCAATATATTGTGTCTTGAAGTTTGGGAACACATACCTGCTGAATATGAGGACGTTTTTGTAGATAACTTAGTGAATAATCTTAAAGGATATTTAATCTTATCCGTAGCGGTTGAGGGGCAAGAAGGGTTAGGACACGTTAATTGTAGGAGTAACGAATATGTTATAAACAAGTTACAAGAAAAAGGCTTAACCTATTTACCCGAACTAACTGAACAAATAAGAAAAGAACCCGAACCCTATGTAAGTTATTTTAGAAACACCTTAATGATATTTCAAAAATGATAACATTTAGTAAGTTAGGCAGCTACGGTAACTTAGGTAATCAGTTATTCCAGATTGCCTCATTGATGGGTTTGGGAAAATGGTTTAATCATAAAGTCGTTATACCTAATTGGCAATATGCAGAATATTTTGAAGGTTTGCCCGAACAAATAAACATAACTGGCAAGGTTATTAATGAAGTAAATTATCATTATGACCTTAACCAGTTTAAAGAATTATACAATGATGGCAATTATGATATACTAGGGTGGTTGCAAAGTGAAGGATATTTTTATGAAAGATTATTTACACTAAAAGGCATTCAAAAGAATAATAAAATAGGCATATCGGTAAGGCGTGGAGACTATGTTGACAACCCAAACTATGTGCTTTTAGAAATCAATTACTACTTAAACGCTTTAATTAAATTAGGAATTGAACGTGAAGTAAATATTTACACAGATGATTTTGAATACTGTAAAATACACTTTGAGGGCTTGCCTAACGTAACCTTCATTCAAGGTAGCCCTATTGAACAGCTTATATCAATGGCATCGTGTCAGGACGTTATAATGGCAAATAGTACGTTTAGTTGGTGGGGCGCATATTTAGGCGACTGTAATGTAATTAGACCAAATGCTTTGTTTGCGGGCAAATTATTAGAGAACAACGATGAAGACTTTTACCCTAAAAGATGGATTATTCAAGACCACAAACAAAAGATTGATTTAAAAGATACCACGTTTATTATTCCTGTAAAATACGACCACCCACACCGAGAAGAAAATATGCTTTTATGTATTGAGTTCTTACAAAAGTATTTTGACACCAATATTATTGTGGGTGAAATGGGTTCACATTTTAAGTATCTTGAAAACAACGTAAGGCGTGTTGAATTTGATTTAAAATACTTTCACCGAACTAAGATGTTAAACGAATTAACTTGTTTAGCAGAAACACCCTATGTAATTAATTACGATGCAGATGTTTTTATTTCACCAGTTCAATTATTTTTAGCAATTGATAAACTAAGAAAAGGTGTGGACTTTGTTTACCCTTACGATGGCAGATTTGCACGAGTCCCACGTACAGAAATCAATACTATTTACAAATACAAAGACGTTGGACAACTTAAAAAGGAATACGTAGGTACACGCAAACAAGACTTCTTAAGTGTTGGCGGTGCGATTGCTTATAACAAAAAGTCTTTTATAGATGCAGGCGGTGAAAACGAAAACTTTATAAGCTACGGTGCAGAAGATTTAGAGCGCAAATACAGATTTGAAACACTAGGCTATAAAGTAGAACGAATAAAGGGCAAACTATTTCATTTAGATCACTATATTAGTTTGGACAGTTCTAATACTCACCCACATTTTAAAGCCAATCAAAACGAATGGCAAAAAGTACAGAAGATGTCCAAAGCAGAACTACAAGAATATATTAGCAATTGGAATAACAATAAATCAAATCTTAAATTAAATACGAATAAATTAGTTAATTTAGTAAATCAAAAATCAATTAAAATGTTAAAACCAAATCCACAATATTTCGGAGTTAAAGTAATCGGTGCAAATACAGTTATCACTATTAACAACAAGACTACACAGCAGGAATTAGAATATATTGCAAGCCTACCAAAGTATGCGCACTTGGTAATTGCGGAAGCAGAAATAAAAAAAAACGAACAGCCAAAATCGGAAACGTTGACACCATCTACTATATCAACCTTGACCGAGCAACCGAAAGAAGAGAAACATTTGAGAAAAACAAGACAGAAAAAAAGTTAGTAAGAATTGAAGCTGTTGATGGCTACGCCTTATCTTATAACAAAATGGGGCAAGGCGGTTTAGGCTGTGTGCTTTCTCACATAAAAGTTTTACAGATGGCAAAAGAATTAATGTTGCCATACGTTTTAATTTTAGAGGACGATGTAGAATTAGTAAAAGACTTCGACAATAAATTACAACTGTGTTTAAATGAGTTGTCCGATAAATGGGATATATTTTATTTATCTGGAACACCCGCACGTCCTACTAAATTTTACAGCAAACATCTTAACCGTTCATTCGGACATTGGGGAACGTTTGGCTATTTAGTTAATTCAAGCGTTTATGATATTATCTTAAATGAGTGGGAAAAATTAGAACACACAGCAGATGCAGCATTGATAAAAATAAGTGCTGCAATGAATAACTACGTTGCAGCCAATAAATTAATTTTACATAGAGATGGTTATTCGTATATTACTAATAGTCATCGTAAAATCAAACATTTATCGGAATGAAATTAATGAAATTTCTAAATAGGTTTGTCGAAATCGTAAAAGATTTAGGAAGTAAGCCCTATATTTTTTATGGCAAAGACAATTATTTACCAAATAAGTTAGTAAAGTGGGTAAATGAAAGCGGAACAGCTAAACTAGCATTAAATAAATACGCTCAATACATAGAAGCAGATGGCTTTGTAGATGAAACCACACAGCAATTTAAGTTTAACGAACATCAAACAGGCAATCAATTTCTTTATGATGTTAGTATTCAGCAATCATACTTCAAAGGTTTTGCTTTATTCATACAAAGAGATGGATTTAACAAGCCAAAAGCAAAGGTTTTAGCGTTAGATAAGTGCCGAAAAGACAAAGATGGTGAGGGAATTTGGTACAATCCAACGTTATTCACCGCTAAATTTGAAGAAATTAAATGGAAACAATATCCTATTTACAAAAGAGAAAACACAATACTAACTGCACCCGATGGCGAAATAGCCTACTTTTTTAAAAAGAGTGCTGAAAATCCATACTACCCTATACCTGATTATTTTGCAGGCATTGAAGACATTATTACAAGTGCCGAACTAAGCAAAATGGATTTAGAAATTACATGGAATGGATTTTTAACAAGCGGTTCAATGACGTTTATTGGCAATCCAAACCAAGTTATTGAAGATGAAACAGGCAAGACTTATAAGCAATACATAGACGACTTATTAACCGAGTTTACAGGAGCGAAAAAAGATGGTGATGGATTAAGTACACGATTTAGTTTACTTACATTTTTTGCAAACAATAAAGAAGAAGTGCCTATCTATCAACCATTTGATACAAAAGGTATTATAGATGCTTCAAACGCTAAAAGAGAATTAATAGATAGAAACGTATGTAGGTTAATGAAAGTACCACCTGTACTAATTGGATTTAGTGAGGCAACAGTTTTAGGCAATCAACAAGCATTAAGTAACTCTCAAAAAGAATTAATTAATACCGTTAATTCAGACCAAAGATTTATTACAGAATGTTTAAAAACTATCTTTCCAGAGTTGAATTTAGAGATTACACAGTTTCAGCCTGCATTAGTAGCTGACCCTGTGTTAATGAATTACTTAACAGAAGATGAAATAAGGAATATCTATTTTGGTTTACCACCAAAAGTATTAACTGCATTAAATCAAAACAACAATGTTAGTCAATAAGCAAGATTTAGTTGATAAATGTCAATTTAGCAATAATATAGAGGATAGGTTAGTTAATCCAATTATAACCGATACCGAACAATTGCAAATTGAGCCTGTATTAAATGAAGATATGTATACTAATCTTCAAGCCATTGTTGGCGGTAGCGGTAACTTTCCCGAATTAGAAGCATTCTTTGAAAATTATATTAAACAATGGATATGTTTTATTACTTGTTATCAGTTTTATTCTGTTCATGGTATTAACGTAACTCAATATGGCTTAAGGGTAATGAACGAAGATACAAGCGTACCTGTAGACCCAACAGACAGAGCAGCGTTCATGCAACATTACAAGAACAACGGACAAGCCTATTTATTGAGAATGAACAAAGCACTTGATAAAGCAAATTATACTTTTGATGGCATAAAATACGAGAACCCTTGTGCGAAGAAAAACGGCAATAACTTAATAGTGGGAAGGGTAGGTGCTAAACGTACTAGATATTTTTACGAGGAAAGAGATTACAGACATGACTTATAAGGAGTTAGTAAATATAATAAGAGATGCAGCCGAATACGTTAACCCCAACGGAACGTTTTTACATGGCAGAAAAACCGATGCTTCATTAGATTATAACGAACCAAGCCCTTACATATTTCTTTTAGAGCCAAGACCATTACCACAATCGAACAACAGTAAGTACGTTATAAATATTTCTTTTCCTATAATTTTTGTAGGTCAAGATAGCCCAGAAAGCACAGAGATACAGCGTGAAGATTTAAAGCAAGAAATGAGCATTTTAGCAATGCAATTGCTTTCAAGAATAGACCAAAACGATAACCTTGAAAATGTTAGATTTGAAAGTCCCGAACCAGAGATAAGGCAAATGGCGGGAACGTTAACAGGCTTTAGTTTTAGTTTAGCATTAACCTATAACACAAATGACTGTAACATAAATGTAGATTTACCACCTTCTATAAAGTTATTTGCAAACGAAACCAATGTAGTATCAGGCACTGAAATAGAATTAGCATGGATAGCAGAAAATGTAAACCAAGTTACTATAAGTGGGTTAGGAGTTTTACAAGGAAGTACAGGAGTTGTAAATGTAGTGGTTAATAATACAGAAACATTTGTAGGAAATGCAACTAATTCAGCAGGAACAGCCACCGATAGCATAACAATAACAGTAAGTAATGGGTGCGATGATGCAACAGCCGTATTAAAAGACACAGCTGGTAATATTTTATCAACTACCGATATACCAAGCGGAGATACTGAGGATATTATTGCACCCGATGGAAATATTACTTTAAAGAAAAGCGATAACAGTAATTTAAGAACAGTAAGTGTAAGAAGCAATCAAAGTAAAAACGAAACGATATCGGATAGTATTGCAGTAATTAAAGACACGGCTAACAATACTTTAAAAACAGAAAATATCTTAGCTGAAACTAGCGAAAATATTACAATAAATAATACCTTAGTACAGTTAAGAGATAGTGCAAATAACAATATAGGTGGGGTTAATTCATACTTAGCCGAAAGCAGTAATAATCTCACCGCACCCGATGGCACTATTCAATTATTCAATACCGTACCAACATTAATTCAAACAGAAACAGTAAGAAGTAACCAAACTAAATCCGCTACTATTGCTAATGTTAGTTGGACTGATAGCGATGGTAGTGCAGAAAGTACACCTTATGGCGGTTCAATAGTATGCACGCCACAGGTCAAGTCTTTATTTCTAAAAGGAATATTTGCAGCAGGTAGCGATACCATGCAAACTATAACTATTGATGCAGATAATGCAGGAACGTACACCACATTAACACAAGATGGAGCAAGCGGAACTATTAGTTATACGGTAAACGGAAGCCCTGCCACATTGCCTTTTACTTTGAGTGTTGGTAATACTTTAGTAGTGGTTAGAACATCTTTTGCAAGTGCAGGATTTTATAAAATAAGCGGAACGTATGTCTAAACGCTTTACATATTACGGTTCTACAGCATCAGCACAGTTCATAATGGATTTAGTGCCTAATTCTTTTTTTGGCATATCCTTAAAAAGATTAAGAGCAGCGTATACAGGAAGTTGTATAAGAGTAAGGCGTTCAGGCGATAATACACAACAAGATATTGGATTTAGTGGTAACAATTTAGACACTGCTGCTTTGCTTTCATTTGTTGGTGCAGGTAACGGATTTATAGTTACGTGGTACGACCAAAGCGGTAACGGATTTAATGTTACTAATGCAACATCAGGACAACAACCACAAATAGTAAGTAGTGGTAGTTTGTTATTAGATGCAAGCGGAAACTTATCAGCAAGATATGATGGCACAAATGACCGATTAGTTTCTTCTACATTTACTTTAAGGGCGCAACCTTATACTGCTTATGGAGTATGGCAGGGGCTTAATAGTACCGTTGAATATGGTTTAGATGGCACAACCACTAATAGAAGCTCTTTAGGAAATATAGGCGCAGGTAATTCATGGAGAGCAGTAAGTAATATAGCAGCCGATTATTCGGGAGGTACATATACTCCTGTTAATCGTGCCAACTTGCCTATATTTCAATTTGCTACTTACAACGGAGCAAGTTCAAGAATGAATATAAACAACTTCTTGTATGTTACGGCAATCAATCCCGGCACAACAGGAATAGACCGAGTAACAATAGGTGCAAACGCTAACGAAGCAGGACAATTTTGGAATGGCTTTATTTCAGAAGTGGTTTTATTCGATGGCGATAAATTAGCTGATTTAACAACAATAAGAACTAACGTATTTTCTAACTATACAATACCTTTATAATGGCACTACTAATTAATAAGACAGGATTATTTAATGTAAATGGTGGGCAACCTTTACCATCACAAGGAATATTTTGCAGATTTAAACCCGAACCTGCTTTAAGAGGCACAGGGATTACTTTGGAATTCGAGTTTTACCCCGATAAAGACGCAGAAACTAAATGGTCTAAAGTGGGTATGGCATGGGAAGTAGAAGTTGAACAACCTATTCTTAATGAGAATGAAGAGCAAATAGACACACAAACTATTTTAAGCAAAGTATTTGCGCCACAGACTAAAGTAATTGATTTAGCGAGCGGATTTGCCAAACAAGCGGAAGCGGAAGTAGATGCTTATTATGAAGGAATAAAAGACACGCCATTAGGTCAAGGCATTACTTTTCAAATGGGCAAATATACTTTAATAGGTCAAGTAATGTTTCATGTTTTGGCGAAAAAAGCACTTGAAGAAATATTTGGAGAGGGTACTGTTGTGATTAGAATTGATTTAATTTAACTTTACAATAAATATAATTATGAGATTATTAACAATTATTTTAGTGTTGTTTTCCTTTAGTGTTCAAGCACAATTTACAGGAATTGGAAACAAAAAATTTAGACGATTAACGGACTTTAGTATGCCAACTAGAAACTTTGGGTCTGATACCGTTAAAGCAATTAGCATAATAGACACTTCACGTTCATCGGGATTGATATTGATAAGTAAAGATAGTACAGCGATGTACACCTATGCCGATACTATGAATATGTACACTACTGCTAAAGCATGGAAGTTTACGCCTGCATTTAATGATTATTGGATATTTGACACAATATTAGGGAGTGATAGTAGCGTACTTTATAATAATTATCAAAAATATAACGGTACTATTTTTATAAAAGGCACATCAACTGATACAATAAATGGGGGTGTAGAAATTAATGGCACATCTACGCACCAATTAGGAGTAAAAATAACAGGTGCTGCGATTGACACAAACCAATCAGATATAATGCTCAACCCATTAGGCGGAACTATTAGAATAGATAATTTACCAAATGAAGGCAATGCAAATGCTATTTTTTTAATAAGAAACTCACTAACAAATGAAGTGAGTTGGTATGAACAACCAACATTTTTAAGCAATTCAGCAACCCTAAACTTTGGCAGTATAGGCGCACATGCTTACGAGGATTTAACCCTAACAGTAACAGGCGCAACAGATGGCGATGTAGTAAGCATAGGCATACCTAATGCAGCAGCAGTAGCAGACGCTTCATATTTTGCATGGGTAAGTGCAACAAACACAGTAAAAATAAGATGTTTTAATATAAACGGTGGTACAGTTAACCCACCAAGCGCATTATTCAAAGTAAAAGTATTTAAAGATTAATTATGGGAAAATTATTATTTACACAACTATTCGGATTAGAGCCTACACCCGAAAACATTGCTATAATTATTGTAGGTGGTGTATTTGCTTTATTAGGGTTAGCTGTAAACCGTTTAATATCGGTTAGAAAAGCAATTAAAGAAAACCCGAAAACACCAAGCAAATTTGATTTAAAATACTTTATAACAGACAATTGGACATCAATAGTATTATCACTTTTATTGTTGTTTGTAGGGCTTAGATTTACACAGGAATTATTAGGAGTTGATATAACTATGTGGGTAGCTTTTGGAATAGGGTTTGG